AATCAAATAGAACTTCTCGTGAGATCTTTCCACCCATACCGTCAGGGAAAGAGAGTTCTAGTGTGATTGTATCTTTGTTCTTCATTTTACTTCTCCCTATTCTTTGCACCTTGCGGTGCCTTGTAGGAAAACTATAACAGACCTTCCTGACATTTGTAAAGACACGCCGACAATAAAAAACCCCCCGATTTCTCAGGGGGTTTCTTAGGGAGTTGGCTAGATTTCTTTAGCCGTTCCGTCCTCGATTTGCTCGAGGAAGAAATTCACTATGTCCAGTGCTTGCTCTCTTCCCTTTAGTCCTCTGAACTTTGGGTAGCCCGCTGGTTCTCCGATAAGTCGAGCGAAAATGTTCAGAGCAGGTTCTGCGGTCATTTGCATTTTAATTCCGCTATAAGTTTTGATTTCAAGTTCTAGAGCCATTTTGATCAGTTCTAGTTGCATTGAGTTGATTGCTAGATCTACGGTCTCTGGTGTTGTTGTCATTTTGTTTCTCCCTTTTTCGGTTCTCCCTGAACCGTTAAGATAAAGATACACGACCTTCCTGACATTTGCAACATATAAAAGAAAAAGCTTTTACGGCGTGTCGGGAAAAGAAAAAACCCCCCGAATGATCGAGGGGCTTTCCTTTAGTTCTTTAGGCTGATGTAGTTGAGAAGGTGCGGGTGTCTAGTTCTTCCTCTTCTTCTTTTGCTACGGGGTGGTTTAGAACTATGTCTAGGATTTCTTGCGCTGATAGTTCACGGTGCGGTAGTCCTCTAGTCTCTTCTTGGATTACTACCTTTTCAACTGGTGCGGTGCAACCTAATAGAAGTTCACGAACCTGAGCCTTTGTGTCAATGATGTAGTGGTAAGTAGTTCCCTTGATTGTGACTGCTGTTCCATATGCTGACATTTTTTCTCCCTTTTAGTTATTGAGGCTCCCTGCCCCAATAAGATAAAGGTATCCTATCTCCCTGCACTTTGCAAACTATAATAGGCATATGACTAGTCATACTTTCTGACCTAGATCTATGACCACTATCAAGGCAGGAACCTAAGTTACTCGCTAGTAACTAACAAGACTAGATGACTAAGTTACTCGCTAGTAACTAAGACAAGAGCAAGAGAGATCAAAGACAAGACAAGACAAGACCTAAGACCTAGACAAGAGACAAAGAAAGATAATAAAGATTTTAAAACAAGATAAAGAATAAAAAGCTTTTTTCTTTGATTGATTTTTAGCAAGAATAAAAGTTTATATGTTCCTAAAAAAATTAGAGCAACTCTATAGAGAAAAAATAACCTAAAAGAGAAAATAAAAAAAGGGGGTAAAAACCAAGAGAAAAAAGCCCGGAACGATTTTGAAAAACCTGAAAAACACCCGTACCCTTCTCGCAGGTCAAAAGCAATTTATGTAAAGGTTCATATATTCTCCCCTTTCGTACAATACGATTTCCCCTTCTAGCTTTCTGAACGACCCTTGTAAAACCCTGTAGAATAAGGCTATGATCAACCAGCCAAAACTTCCTATAGATGAAGTTACTTATATCTCCTCCCTCACTCGGGCTGAGATGGAAGCACGCCTGAGAGCGTTGTGGAAAGCTGGATGGTCCCTTGCCATTATTGGAGATTCCCTCAACCCAAAGCGTCCTAAGACGACGATTCACTTCTGGGTTCGTAGAGCAGAAGATACAAAGCAGTTTAGAGCTGTCCCTCTGCCTCCTCCAAAGTCCCTTACGACTTCCGTGCCTACCAAGAATGCCCCTCGCCTTCGATCCGTATCCCCCGGCGTCCCAACTGATTTGAGAATCAGACTTCAAGAACTTTCAGCGCTATCAAAACGCTATCGTGCCAAAACTTCTCCTACTAGCCCACTTGCAGTTGCCAACAGAGAGTTGACCGAGCTTGCTCAGCAGCTTCGTGGCCGTGGGGTTCCAACCGCAGCTATCGCAGAGGCCGCTGGTGTCACCTACCGAGCTATGGCACGGCGTTTGAGCAATGGGTAGAACATATACAACAGCATCTGGAAGCTACAGTGAAGAAGATCTTGCCGTAGTTATCTGGAGTAACCCTAAAATCTCCAAGCGCCCCCACTCCCGCCGCCTCGAGACTATGACTAGCCCTAGATCTGCCTATCCAATGGCTTTTCCTATCTCCCACCTCATCTCCCATCATGCTTGGAAGAAGTTCAAGGTTGTAAAGAGTCCAGAAGATATAGATTCACTAATAGGCGCAACTTCTAGACAAGCCCCTATACTGGTTCCATTGCCTCTAGCTAAGTCTTATCTCGGCTGGGACGAGTTCTACATACCTACCGAATACACAAACATAGGAGACTAGCCATGCGATCTCTCGCAGATGTCTTTCCAGCAGTTGCTTGGATTGCCCCACCTAACTCTGTAGCCATAGCTGACCTTGCTACAAGCGGTCCTAGCCCAGAAGGAACTCGCAAGATCGACCGAGTCCGCGTTGTGCTTCTAGGAAACAGCATCCTCATCGCTCAGGACTCTCCAGAAGGCCCTAAATTGGTCTTTAGAGAGGGTTTTACCTCTCGACTAGTAAATGGTAAGACTACGACCATTAAAACCGACACAGGCAAGACCATCGCCTTTACTAAGGACGACAATTGCGGCTGTGGATCACGCCTACGCACTTGGAACCCTTATGGACAGAACAATTCGATCTCCTCAACATCGGATCCAATCGAATGAGCGAGTTCTCTACCCTTCAATTTGTCATCTTAGGTCTTGCTACCTATCGCACAACTCGGTTCTTTACTAGAGATACCCTTTTCAATCCGATTCGTAATTGGATCTGGAAGAAGCGTCCGCCAGAGAAGTCTTTTATCGGATATCTGATGACCTGCGAGTGGTGCACCTCAGTTTGGGTAGGATCAGGTTTCATATTATCCGCTATCATTATTCCTGAAGTAACCTACATAGTTGCAACCGTTTCAGCGTTGTCTGCTATTGCAGGATTGTTGACCGCATATGAGGATAAGTGACAGCCCTCATGTTCCGCAGCAGAATTGACGAGGAGTAAGAATGGGAATTTTTACCAACGACGAATCAGTCGAGCCAACTCCTGCGCCTAAAAAAGCTGCTCGTAAGAAAACAAACTCAGCATTTTCTAGATCAACTCAAGTTGTTGTGACGCCTCCAACTCCTTCAAGTATTTCTTCAATCTTTACATCGAATCAAGCTCAAGCTGTTAGCTACTCCACTCCTCGTTCTCTTACTGCAGCGGCCGCTCAGTTAAAGATTAATGACAAGGGTGAATACGAGCAGTTTAGAACTCGTCGCTCAGCAGGTTCTAGTGCATGGCAAGCAGAGGCTTGGGAATATTACGACGCAATCGGTGAAGTTAAATATGCATTCAACTTAGTTGCATCAGTAATTTCACGAATTAGAATTTATGCAGCAGTCATTGATGATCCAGCAGAGTCTCCAGTATCTGTTCGTAACTCAGAGAGAGTTGATGATCGTTTAGCTCAAGCAGCAGAGCGTGCACTTGATCGTTTAAATTCCGCATACGGAGGACAGGCAGGTTTACTTAAAGATGCAGCACTTAACTTATCGGTTACTGGGGAATGCTACCTCGTTCAAATGCCAGCTAGAGCTGGAGCTGGTCTACCCGAGTCTTGGGATATTCGTTCTGTTGATGAAGTAACAACAGATCCAAAGGGTGGATTCAATGTTATTGGTCGCCGTGAGCAAGCTGGTTCTGGACAGAACAATAACAATGGCTTAGCTACAAAACTCTCAAAGAATGCATTCGTAGGACGCATCTGGCGTTCACATCCTCGCTTTTCAGATGAAGCAGATTCATCACTTCGTGGTTTGTTAGATCTTTGTGCTGAACTTCTTCTACTGAATAGGACATTCCGTGCGACTGCTCGTTCTCGCCTCAATGCTGGCGCTCTTTATCTTCCAGATGGTCTTTCGGTTGCGGCGCAAGCGGATCCAGACTACCCCTACGATTCTGAGGATGGTATCGGCGCAGGGTTTACTGCTGAGGAAGCAGAAGACGAGTTCGAAGAACAACTAATGGATGCAATGACAACTCCGATTCGTGACGAAGAGTCCGCATCAGCAGTTGTTCCTCTTATCATCCGTGGTCCAGCAGAACTTGGCGACAAGATTAAGCAATTTAAGTTTGAGCGTTCATTCGACCCAGCACTTGCCGAGCGTTCTGATCGCGTATTAGAGCGCATCTTGCAGGGACTAGATGTTCCAAAGGATGTTGTAACTGGACTTGCAAATGTTAAGTATTCAAATGCACTTCAGATTGATGAAACTCTTTACAAGTCACACATTGAACCAATGATGTTGCTTATTGCAGATGCACTTACTGTTGTTTATCTTCGTCCATATCTAATCGCAAGTGGATTTACAGATACAGATGTAAATCGCATTGTTGTTTGGTATGACCCATCAGCAATTGCAACTCGTAATGACCGTGCATCAGATGCAGATGCAGGATTTGATCGTGGAGCAGTTTCTTACGACACATGGCGTCGTGCTCATGGCTTCTCAGACCAAGATGCACCAACTCCAACAGAGATGGCAATCCGTATGCTCTCAG